TCAGATTATGCTCGATTCGGTTCAGGGTCGTGGTCCTGGTATGGCGTTTATTCCATATTGCTCTCTTCCCGAGTTAGAGGCATGTATGGAGGTCTGGGGGTTCATGGAGATGATCCACAGTCGTTCATACACTCATATCATTAAGAACGTTTATTCAGACCCTTCAGATGTGTTTGATCACATTCTGAATGATGAACGAATTGTAGAACGTGCAATGAGTGTGACTGAAGCATATAATGACTTTATCAATGCAGCACATCATTATGATAGTAGTAATGATTGGCAACACGCATTAGAAGGAGTCGCTTATGCACAAGAATCAAGATATGAACTCAAACGCAAACTCTTCAAAGCAGTTGCGAATGTTAATATCCTTGAAGGTATTCGATTTTACGTATCATTTGCTTGCAGTTTTGCTTTTGGCGAACTCAAACTTATGGAAGGAAGTGCAAAAATTATCTCACTAATTGCCAGAGATGAGAATCAACATCTTGCCATTACTCAGAATATTCTGAAGAAGTGGAGAGAAGGTGATGATCCTGATATGAAAAAAATCTTTAAAGAAGAAGAGCAATGGTTGATTGGCGCATTTGAAAATTGTGTCAATCAAGAAAAACTTTGGGCAGAATATCTGTTCAAGAATGGTTCAATGATTGGTTTAAATGATAAATTACTTCAGCAGTATGTTGAATGGATTGCCAATCGTAGAATGAAAGCAATTGGACTTAAACCAATCTATGACGTACCCGCAAAGAATAACCCACTCCCCTGGACGGAACATTGGATTTCGTCGAAGGGTCTTCAGGTCGCTCCTCAGGAAACTGAGGTTGAGTCTTACATCGTCGGAGGAATCAAACAAGATGTCACCGAAAACACATTCGCAGGATTTAGTCTCTGATTCCGAAGAAGAAAAATCTTTAGAGGCATACAGAGAGGCAGCAAAATCAGATGCCTTTCTGTTTGGTGACTATGATGCATACTCTGCTTTTACTGAACATAAATAAATTCCAGATGATGGAATGATTTGACAGATTATGAAAATCCCTGGAAGTTTAAGGGAACCGATTTTTTATCTGAGAATATTGACGATAACTTCGGTTTTGTCTATCTCATTACAAATCTCAAGAATGGTCGCCAATACATTGGTAGAAAATACTTCTGGTCAAATAGAAAGCCTAGAGGTAAATCTAGGAGAGTTAAATCTGAAAGCGACTGGAAAAAATACTACGGCAGTTCTGATGAACTTAACAAAGACCGTAAAGAGATTGGAAACGAATTTTTTACAAGAGAAATTTTAAGTCTCCATAAGACCAAAGGAAAGGTCAATTATGAAGAGACCAAACAACTTTTTATCAATAACGTTCTAACCGAAGCCCTTGACGACGGAGGACCTCTCTACTATAATAGTAATATTCTAGGAAGGTACATGAAGAAAAATTATGGTAACTTTGGAACAAACCCTTGAACGCAATTACCATTGGGTCATAGATCGTATTCATTATCTTTGTGAAATTGATAAAGAACGAGATCCAACTTTGGATGATGCTCTTGCTATTCAAAGAGAATTCTCTGAATGGTTAGACCCAAATGTAAATGATCACGATGTATTTTCTCTTGAATACATAGGAGATGACTCCTTGCCTTGACAAGCTTGGAATGATGTCCTATAATACGAAAGCACTGAAAAGGTTCCTTTTTTTAATGGTATGATTTTAGAAACACTCCTGGCACTAACGCCCATTGACTACGACCATTTGGCAAGAGCAGTTAAGGTTGAAGCAACTCCTAATACTATGGATGAATACTGTGTAGCAGTGTCTATCCTTAATCGTGTCAGGTCCCCTTACTTCCCTAACAATGTTGCTGATGTAGTCTATGCTCCTGGACAATATGAAGGATTTCGTTATTGGAGACCATCTGCTCCTACAACTCTAGTGAATGAATTTAAATCTGACAAGGGAAGAGAAAACTTTCTTAAAGCATACAGTATTATCGGGGACCGAACAAATTTCAAAGGACAGCGGATGCTACCATATCGTGTTGTAGCAGAAGATCCAATGTGTGATCCAAAAGGTAACTTCTTCCATCATCACTGGCAGTCATGACCTATCCGGCATCAGTTATTGCGCCTTATGATGAATGGTTTAGTGAACCAATTTTAACAGAAACTCAAATGGAGTATCAAAAACTAATGGAAAAATCTGATGACGACATTATTGTAAATATGGATGGAGGTGTTGGTGGTTCTTGGAAAGTTGAAACTGAACCTGTCAATATTCATGAAGTGATGTATGACATGGCAACTAAAACCAATAAGACTACAACTCAATTAGACCCTATTGGTGCATCAGAAAATTTTCAAGGAGGTTCGGAAAATCTATATGGATAATGATTGGCGTTATGATGACCAAAGATTAAAAATTCGTGAGCAAGCACTCCGAGTTTTGATGTCAAAGTTTAGTCATGTGATGATAAATCATATACCTAAATATTCCAGTCAATCAATCTACGAGTGTGCCCACGACTGGGTATCCCAAGGTAATACAAGTACCTCGGGAATTGTAAAATACTATGAGGCTTATTATGCAAAAAGTAATTAACGTTTTAGCAGTCCTATCATTTGTAGGAACTGCAGGTATCGTCGGCGGCGGTACTGCACTATATCTCAATAAAGACTCTATTGTTGAGAACATCAAATCTCAAGTTGCTGCTGCTGCAGGAGAAGCAATTTCTGGAGCACTTCCTGGAATGATGGATTCTGCAATGCCAGAACTTCCTGGTGCCACTGGTGGTGCTATTCCTTCTATCCCTTCTACAACTGGACCTGCTTTACCTTTCTGATATGAAAAAAATTATTATGGCTGTGATGGCAGCATGTCTTGCTGCCCCTGTAATGGCAGACCCTCTCAAGGATAGTGAATACTTTACTGATCATTCTATGGGGTGTATGCTTCTTCAAGAATGTACTGATGACGTAGAACCTATCTGGGGTATTGACTATCTGGCACAAGAATACCCTCTGTCTGATTGGAATCCAGTTGCAGAGGAGTTTAGTCGTATGTTGAATGCACTGACTCTTGTAGATGTGCAAGTTTATCTTGCTGATGAAAAGTATTTCCCAGTAGGACATCGTGGTGTCTATCATACTGTGAGTAACAACTTCTATCTTAACCGAGCATACATGCATCGTCCTGGTGTATTGATGAGTGTTATGCGTCATGAAGGATGGCACGCGGCACAGGACTGCATGGCAGGCACACTTGATAATAGTATGATTGCTATTATTAAACCTGAAGATCAAGTGCCACCATTGTGGCGTGAGATTGTAGAGAAGAGTTATCCTAAGTCAGCATGGCCATGGGAAAAGGAAGCAACCTGGGCAGGTAAAACTGCAGGCATGACACAAATAGCATTGGAATCATGCGCTCGTGGTAGTATGTGGACGGACTATGATCCTACTCCAATGACTCGTGAATGGTTAGAAAAAAATGGTTACATCGCTAAATAAATTTATATTTGCTTATGACTAATGCCGGAAGTTCGCAGCGATGTAAAGGATGTTAAGAATGAAAAGAAACCTGATAAAAAAGGTTTCTTTGGAAAGATAAAGGAGGCAGCAGATGACAAGGAAGAACAACTTGCTATTCTGTCTACTTTTGTTAGGCTTGGCATCCTTGTTTGGAGTGGCGGAATACTCACGCTGGCATACATCAAACTTCCACCTGCACTCGGTATACCAGAGCAAAAACTAGATCCGACTTTTATCGCAAGTGTCTTTACCGGGGTGCTTGCGACTTTTGGTGTCCAGGCAGCAAAGAAAGCAGGAGAAGGTGGTGGATCTAATGGTGGTGGTATTACCAAAGCAGATATGGAAAGATTGATTGCTGCAGCAGCACAAACTGCACCGGCACAAACTATTCGTATTGAACAGGCACCTGTACAAATAACACAGGCACCTCCAAAGTCCGATGAATCTTACAAGATGTAATTATGAATAATCAAAAATCGCCATTTAAGTGGGTAGTTCTGACAGTGGGGACACTGTTTGGGATTGCTCATATTGGTGTCTTGGGGCATCTGATGAATAAAAATAACTTACCGATAATTAATCTTCCTGTTGGTGATTACACCTCGTATACGGTAGAAGCAGGGGAAGAAGGATATAGGATTGATTATTCATCAAATGATCCTAAAGTGTTGGGTGTAAGAAGAAGAGTTGATAAGACTAATGGTTTCTTTGGTATTGGTGGGCAATCGAATCTAGAATATGATGAAGAATATACAATGGATGGTGCCCGCCATATGGGTGGAGGTGCTGAGGGAAAGTTAACTGCTCAAAACCTGGAATGCATCAAAGCGGAGGGCGCTGGAGAATCAACGGGAAGAATGGTGGGTGCTAGTGTTGGTGCTGCTGCTGCACCATGGTTCACTAGTATTCCATATGTTGGTTGGTTAGTTTCTGGTTGGGTAGTAATGTTAGGTCAGGATAAGGGTGCAGAGATTGGTGGAGAACTTGCAACAACAATGAAAGATTGTGAGGAAAATGACTAACTTGAAACCCTAACAAAAGGGGGGAAAAATAGACGCTAATTGAATAGATAAGATATACTAAGAAGTATATAAAATGATCCCTCAATTTGCACATTGGATCGGACAAAACCCTTTGATAATTGAGTGTGGGAGCGTATTAATGCTTGCTCCCATAGCATATTATTGTAATGATTCTCTCAAGAATCCTCAAAGATATAAAGAATAATAATATAGAATTATGAGCGTAATATTCGTGTTTTCCTTTGTTTCATTGCTGTGCTTTGCAATGCATATTACTTGGCCCTTACCACATAGGAGTGGGTTTAAAAAATGAATTTACTACTAAGTCCTCATGTCAATCCAAATGATCCAGTATGGTCTGTGATTTTGTGCGTAATCATTGC